GGCTGTATGTGTCGCAGGCTTACAAGAAAGCTCAAGTCCTCATCTTGGATGACAATCCAAATCCGGGTGGAGCGAATCCTGATGCTAGCTATTTGATTAAATCGTATGATAGTGCAGGCGCAGAGGCTTATAAACAACGCTTAGTCAATGATATTTTACGTTTCACTTTCACGCCGGACACTCTTGATAACAGCTTCGCTGGCACGCAGTCAGGCGAGTCGATGAAGTACAAGCTCATGGCCAGCGACAACTACAGAGAGCAACAAGAAGATCTGTTTGAAGCTGGGCTCATGCGTCGATTGCGTTTAGCGATTAATATCTGGAAGGTTCAAGGCAACGAAAACACAGCTTATGAACTCATCAACGAAACTTCTGTGGTCTTTAGTCCGAACGTTCCGCAAAATGAAAAAGAAATCGTTGAGATGATTAAGTCATTGTATGGAATCGTCAGCGATCAGACTATTTTCGAATTGCTGAATCAAGTTACGGGTGTAGATGCTACCGATGAATTGGAACGTTTGAAAGAGCAAGAAGCTTTAGAACAACCAGAACCACGACTAGAGCCAATAAATGAGGTGGTCGATGATGAACAAGAAATCGAATCTAAACCATCTTGATTACTGGTCAGAACGCTCAGATGAGATTTTTCGTTATCTAGACCGGAAAGATATTGATTTTTTTGCAGAATTAAACAAGGTCTATCAAGAACAAGCTAACGAAATGCAAAAAGCCTTTTATGATTTCGTTAGCAAGTATTCCGAAAGTGGCGCAATGAGCTATCAGGAGGCGCTACAACGCTTGAAAGGCACCGACCTGTCAGATTACCGGGAGAATGCTAAAAAGTATCGTGAGCAAGCCGAGAAAGACCCAGAATTGCTTAAAAGGCTCAATGAGCAGTATACGACTGCACGCGCTACAAGATTAGAGTCATTGCAGCTGGATATGCTCTTTCGTGCCGGGATTGCAAGAGGTCTTATTGCTGATAAGTTTGAAAGCTATTTGCAGAAAATGGCTCTCATGGGCTATAAAAAAGCTATGAGCGGTCGGACTGGTACCATCAACGAACCAGCACTAAAAGAGTTGGTGAAAACTCCGTTCAACGGCTACAACTACAGTCAGCAATTGTGGGGTAATACAGACAATCTTGTCAAAGATTTAAAAAAGGTCCTGAAGACTGGTTTTGTTCGCGGAGACCATCCACGTACAATGGCTAGAGATTTAGCACAAAGATACAAAGTAGCCAACAGCCGTGCTGAAACACTTGTCAGGACAGACGGGACGATGATTGTCAATCGTTCCGCTATCCAACGTTACAAAGATGCGGGGCTTAAATACTATCGAATATTGGTTCATCTGGACAATCGGACAACTGAAATCTGCAAAAGAATTCATGCGGAAGACAAGCGGTATCTAATTGACGAAATGCAGGTAGGGGTAAATGCTCCACCTTTTCATTTTAATTGCCGGTCTGGGGTGATACCAGATGAGGAGGAATTGAACGGTGTTACCAAGACTCATGATCATGACTTTGAGAAGTTAAGAGATAATCTTGCTAATTTATGGGATGATATATCAAAAGGGAACATACCTTACAAGAGTATCGAACGAAGTCTTGCGGAGAGCTATACAATTGGACAGTTGCCAAGTGTGAAGGGGACCGAAGAGTTACTAAAACGTGTACAAGTGACCGGTAAGAATTTGGCAAAAATCTTAGAAAAGCATGGTACAGAATTCCCGTTGGAACAAATGTTATTGTTGCAAGAATTAGTTGCTGATCCGGATTATGTCGCAGATAATTCTAGTCATCATAACAATTCGGTATTGCTTTATAAAAAAGTCCCTGAACGTTTGAAATACCTAATGGAAGCAGCACTTATACAAAAAGATGATGGTAACTACATCATCCACTATCACAAAATTAAAAAACAAAAATTAAATAAATTGAAACGTAAGCAAAAGATACTTTACTCTAAAGATGATATGTGATATACTTAGAATAAAGATAGAGGTTGAAAAGCATCCGCCTCCAACGCGCCACTTAGCTAGTGGGTCGAGAAATGCGGGCGACATTCGGCGGTCCCGCCTATCTTGCGCTTAGATAGTAATCTAGGCGCTTTTTTGCTGTCTAGAAAGGAAATAAAATGTTTATCTGGAATTTAGTATTCTTTACAGCAGGCGTAATCGTCCTGCTTATTTTATTAGTTATTGGCTACATCGTACTAGCTGGATTGCTTGAAGGCGCTAGAAATGCGTTAGCTAGTAGCAAGAAAGGACGACATGAGCAAAATACAAGTCAGAATTAAAGGTATTAGTTTTTCGGCTATGGCCAAAGAGAGGAGACTTACAGTAAAGCTCGAATTAGGCCTAATCGGTGGCAAGATAATTGATTCGATTGATGTCTTGCCGAGATTGATAGAAGATATTTCGAAATTAGAATATGAGGTGAACCATGAACAAACGAATTAAGAAAAAAGCGTCTAAAAGACGCGCAATCGAAAGACAGAATGCTGCATTGGCTGCTGAAGTATCTGCGCTAAAAGCTACAGTCAACATGCAAAGCAAGATGATTGAAGAGATGCAGAACCTAAATTCTCACAATATCCAAGCGACAAATGAGCGTTTTGACAAGGTAGAGGCTGCCAATGAGCAAATGAAGCTTGATTTGGACAATGCTATCATTTCGTTTAGCAAGTCGAAAAAGTCAAGCTGGTTTGGCAAAAAGTAGGTATAAGCTGCTATAAATTACTATAAAATGCTATAAATCGTATGGAATTCCGTACGGTTTTTTGCTTGTCCAAACTTTGCTGAAGACGTTAAAAGCTGTACTGTTTCGCCGCCGGGCGTAAAACGAGATTATCGAGTGGCGACGTAATCGCTGGAGGACAATTATGTCAGAAGAAATCAACGGAACTACTACGACTGTGGCTCAAACTGAGACCGTCGACACTCAGAATGAGAAAACAGTAGATGTAGAGTCAAATGCAGATAGCGAAAAGCACGAACGTACTTTTACTCGTTCAGAAATCGGGAAAATGTTAGCTGCTGAGCGCGCGAAGTGGGAAGCTGAGCAAGCTACAGCGCTTGAGCAAGCAAAAAGCGAAGGTGAACGACTAGCAAAGCTGACTAAGGACGAACGCGCTAGAGAAGAAGAAGCGAAACGAATCGCAGAATTAGAAAAGCGCGAGCGGGATATAGCCGAGCGTGAGATGAAGCTGGCGACCCAATCGCTCTTGGCAGACGAAGGCTTGCCACAAGAATTTTTAGATCATGTGCTTGCTCCGACTGCTGAAGAAGTAAAGGATAAAATCACGGCTTTGCGCAATGTATTTGATAGCGAAGTTGAAAAACGCGTAAACGAACGACTGGTTCAAAGCGCGCCACGTCGTGGTACTACAACAGGAATCACGAAAGAACAAATTATGGCAATTGAAGACACTGACAAGCGTCAGGCTATGATTGCTGAAAATATCAATCTTTTTAGAAAGGGCTAGAATATGGCTGAACAAAAACTAACTACTATGGATAACTTGGGCGAAATCAAGTCTATTGATTTTGTCAACAAGTTTTCCAAAAATATCAACGATTTGCTGACTCTCTTGGGTGTTAGCCGTCGACAAGAATTGACAAGCGACCTGAAAATCCAAACTTACAAATGGACTGCTGATGTGGACGCAACAAATCCGGGTGAAGGGGAAGACATCCCACTTTCTCAAATGATACGAGCCAAAGCTGATGCTTATGAAGTGGCGTGGTTCAAGAGACGTCGTTCTGTCTCTGCAGAAGCAATTGCGCGCCATGGTGCATCTGTTGCTATCACGGAAGCAGATACACGTTTGATGCGCGAAATCCAAAACGGAATTAAGAACCAATTTTTCGCATTTCTCAAGAAAAATCCGACCAAAAACAAAGGTACTGGATTGCAGGGGGCTCTTGCTCAAGCTTGGGCTGAAATCGCAACATTTAACGAGTTCGAGGGTTCCCCGATTGTCTCATTTATCAATCCACTGGATGCAGCTAAATATCTTGGGGATGCAAGCGTTGGGGCTGATGCATCTAATGTATTCGGTATGACACTTCTCAAAAACTTCCTTGGAATGCAAAATGTCATCGTTATGAACGGTGTGCCAGAAGGTAAAATC